TAACGAATTATATCAAATATAGTTATTCCTCGTTTTTTTAAATAATGCATTGCATTACGATAATCAGGAGTTTTTTTAGGAATCCATAATGGTATATACTCTTCTGGAATTTCTAATACTTCGTCTTTGGTTTCTGTTTTTGTGTCTCGGTATTTTGCAAATTGAATAATTTTACCCAATTGCTCAAATTTCTCTTTTGGGAGTTTTAATTGTCTAAATAAAGATACAATTGTTCTACCTTTTCTATCAGATATCCAACAATGCCATGGATTTTGGCCTTCGGAATTAGTATTTAACTGTATTTCTAATTTGGGCTTATAATGAGAAGTAAATGGCGAAAAAAATGCGATGTTATCTCCAGATGTTGGTTTGCCTTTACCTAAAACAGATTCTAATAATTGAAGTAATTTAAGATTCTTCATAATTAATATATTATATGAAAAAAATGTAAGAAATCAAAGAATCTGGCTACAATTCTGGTTAGATACATTAATGAATATATTCATATTTCATAACCGATCTAACGATCATCATTTATTAACATTACATTAAAATGATAATCATTATATTAAATATAATAGAAAATAATGAATTTTTTTCACAAATCCAACCTAATAGACTAAAAAGTTTTTTGGATTGTTTGCTTTTTCTCCCCTGCGTAAACATTCTGTTAACCACTCTTTTGGTATATCCTTCTTTGCAATGTGTTTTATGCCCAATTTCTTGGCATATATTCCATACGTTGTTTTGCTATTTTTTGATATTTTTTGGTTTGGATTTTGAAATACCATTCTCAAATCAACTCCTGGATTGGAAGCTAATATATGTTTCATTTTCCTTCTATCAATAGTAGTCCACCTGCCTTTAGTTTCTATATACATAGTACCTCCAGTTTTCTTTTTAAATATAAAATCGGGTGTATATTTTGCATCTCGTTGTGGTACTATGTATTCTAATTTTTCAGTTTCGTAATTTACTGGATATTTTGCTTCTTTAATTTGATTTGCAACTGTTAATTCTAATCCAGATTTATAACCGTATTTATATGCCGCTTGGCGTTTTTTACTACCAGCAGTATGCCAATGATTTTTTTTCATATTTTATTATTTCTTCTGCTCTTTGTTTTTTGGATCATATTGTGTATAATCCTGGTTTTCCTCCCAAAAACTTATTTTCTGTTTTCCATCAACTCCGTCCGGAGATTCGGCCGATTTGGTATCACTATCATATGTATAAATTCCATTTTCTACAAGTACTGATAAAACTCTATCTCTTTGGGGGCCTAGATCCATTTCTCCTACAAGCATTGTATTGAACCCACCTGTCCAATCGCCAGTCTGAGTTAAAACATAATCTCCTATTGCTGCATATTTGTATATAGCGTTTAAATCAGCTCCTACACCAAAAGAATTACCAAATATTTGGTAGGCTACTTTATCACCAAAATAAGCTACAGCCTTTTTCCATGCCTTGTGGTGTGCCACGGCATTTCGCCAATAATAAATTTCATCATTCCAAAATGACGATCCAAATGGATCTATATCACCATATTTCTCATATAGCTTTTGCATACTATTCAATCCAGAATCTACTTTTTTCCAATATTCTGGGGTTTTAATTTCTTTAACAGCTTCTACTAGTAAATCTTCGTCAGTGCCACCAAATCCAGCACTAGATAAATTACCAGACACTGCTACAGTAATTTTTGCAAGTGTTTTGTCATATGGATATGGTATTTCGGGATTATCAGGACCAGGTTCTTTAGATTTTGATGTAGGACTTAATGGAATATTGTCAAACCAAGGCGCATTAAAATCTCCAATATAATTAGAATACTTCGTAACATAAGATTTTCCTAAAGCTTTAATTGTAGGTATATCATACCAATGTGTCTTTTCATTGTTCTCCCAATCCATTAAATAAATCTCACCGGATTTGTCTCTATAAAATCTTGGAACACCCGGCCATTTTGGTGGTTTTAATTCTTTAAAGTATTTGCTATTTGTTTCCATAAAGAAATTGATAGCATCATTCAAATCTTTAACTGATGGGTCTGTTGTTTTCGCAATTTTAATTAAATCTTTTACTTGAATATTCTGACTCTCGCCTGGCTGAATGAACTTAAAGACCTTCTTTGCTTCCTTATCTGCAGCTGTTAAAAATAAACCGACAGGCTTTGAAACACTTGATTTAAGTTTTAATTGCCAAATCTCATTTTCACCGGATCCCTCTTCAAATAACTTTTTAGGAAATCCATTTTTTATCCAACCGTTAGCAAATTGAGTGCCGGGAAATATTCTATTAGAGGCAGATTGTTCTATTAAACTTTTTAATTTAATTCTTTTAGATTGTTTTCCAGGTATAACATTTTTTATGTCATATGATTTTTGTTCTTTTAATATTTTTTTTAATTTATATTTTGACATTTATATCTTTCTAATTATTTAACAGTATTAAAGTGTAATATAATCTCCAGATTCATCAGCAGTATCACTTTTTTTATCCTTAACACACTTGTTTTTATTTGCGCTCCAAGTCCATCCGGCTTTATTATCACAAGCTTTCTTTATTTCAGCATCAGTAATTTTGTTCTTTTCTACCTTTCCAGCATCAGTATATTCTTTACCATATTTATTCCATGCGTCTTTAAAATCTTTATGTTCTAAACTACCACTATCTGCTAATTTAGATTTTCTATTCTCATTAAATTCTGGATGATTCTTATTTACCCATTTCCGGAATCTATTCCCTTCGACCCTGTATTTAAATGGTATGGGAATAGTAGTAATTGTTTCTTTATCATCTACCGGTACTTTTGGTTCTTTTTGATATAATTTTTCTGCTGCTTCAGAATCTATTACATGTTCCGGATGTTTCCAAAATTGATCATATGTATCTTTATTCCATTCTCCATCTGCAGGTGTTACTCCATTTTCTATTTGCCATTGTTTTAGATATGCTTCTAATTTTTTATCAAATGGTTCCAGTTCCTCATCTTCTTCCCAATATTCTCCTAAAAGTTCTCTTAACCACATTACTTTTTTGCCTCTTTGTCCTTGTCTGAATGGTATCGGGCCGATTTTTACAAGTAATACGCGTTGTTTCCCAATAAATGCATCTTCGAATTTTTTTTGATACTGTTCTTGTTCCGTTTCACTAGCAATTATTCTTGTAAATTTTAAAAAGTCTTCTAAATTATATATTTTATGTTTATTGCTGTAATTCATTGAATACATATCCTTAAGATTGTATTTTTTAAATATCCTTCTTGTATTATTTTCGTTAAGAACTACAACATACATTTTAATTGAAATGCTTTTGCCTTTTTGTACAGGAGTAGCATCAGTATCAAGTATTATTAAATTATAGGCATCTATAGTTCCAACATCAATATAATCGATTATATTTTTGACAATAAACTGCAATTCTGCTGGATTTTGTTGAGAAATAGCTTTTTCAGCTTCTTCTTCCTTTTTGTATTTAATAATTACATCTACAATTCCTTTAAATTGGATTTTCTTCCAAACTCCTGTTAATAACGCTTTTTTTTCTACACCAGGAAATTTAGCACCCGAATCTAATTTCAATTTAAATTGTACAATGCCGAAGTTATTTTCTGCGGCCGACCAGACTTCTTTTTTTTCTAATAATATTTCTTTAAGTTTCATCATCAATTTCTTTTATAATAATAAATATAACTTACCAATCAATCATTACTAAATTTCCGTTCCACGTCATTAGGTTGTCTGGTTTAAAATCTAATGACACATCTAAGTCTCCAATACCTGTCTTTTTTACCTGTCCTTCTAATGCTCTTAAGAAGCTAACTAATGTTGGATGTGTGTCACGAGCTCCATCTGCATTTAAATAATCAAAAATGCTTGTTTCGCCACTAGGTCGATCGGTTTGTTGTCTTGTAAATTCTTTAAATCTTTCATAAAATTTTTCAATTTCATGTTTCATTGCAGGTGGCAATTCTTCTGCTTTATTCATAACATACATACTTTTTTTACTATCCGAATAAAGTACTGGAATAAATGCATTAAATTCTCCATATCTGCCTACAATTACATCTGCAACGGCTGTTTCATCTGGTTCTGTTGTTATTTTAAAAAGAAGATCTTCATCGTTTAAACGATAAACCTTTCCATTATCTCCTCTTTTAAAAAAAGAATATTCTTTATTTTTAATTTTATTCAATAGCCTGTCTGCTTCATCTTTAGCTATTTCATTTAATATATTTTTTAATGTTATCATATTTTAGGTTTTTAATTTATCAAACCAAGAATTCTTCATTTTTTTAATATTTCCTGTTTCAAGGAATTGTGCTCCTCTATACGATTGAGAACGTAATCCTTATGGGATACAGATATCAAAGGTTTTACATTAAATATCGATTTCCGTTTTGGTGGTTTTGGTCTATCCAAATCTATAGATATCAAAAAATTCATATCAATATCATTTCGTTTTTTAATAGGAGTACCTAATTTGCCAATTGCTAATAATTGACCATAATCATTATATAATCCAATTGTAGTAATATATGGAGTAAAATCACTACCGGTAGCAAAAGCTTTTAAATCTTGATCGTTGTCTTTTAATAAAGTAACATTTTGAGAAACATTAAAATCTCCTGCATCTATGCGTGTTAATACTGAATGTTCAAATAAACTAATAGTACTATTATAACTAGATGTATATGATGCAGTAATAACATTATCATATCGGTAATCTGGACTTGATATTACTACTAATCCTTGTTTAGTAAAAACATTTCCTACTCGATTTGTTTGTAACATTCCGCCACCCTCACTACGATCTGCTAAAGATGTAATTTCTGCTTGCGTAAGTGACTTATTAAATATTCTAATTTCATCAAGATCTCCGTGTAAATTACGAGTATTGGTGTTATAACCACCAATTTTTAGCGGATATGTATTATCAATACGAGCAGAAGCAGTAAATGGCGTAAGTGTATCTGCTAATAATAAATTCGAACTCACAGAAGAATGTAATGTTGCATTTATATACATTTGCAAACTACTTCCTGTTTTTTGACACAAAACATGTTGCCAACTACCAGTTACTAATGCAGAAGATGAAATATTAGCTGTATATTCTGTACTGCCAGCTGCTGAAAATAATAATTGATTACTTCCACTTAATTCTATTTTAAATGGATATTGTGGAGTAACAGATCCTGTAACTTTTCCTAAAATTAATTCTGGATAAGCGCTTACATTTGATCCGCTTCCAATGAAAAATGAAATTGCATAATCATGATCTCGATCATAATATCCATCTAACAATGTTTTCTCAAAATACCCAGACCCAGATAATCTGGCCGCAAAACCAATATTACCATATAATCCATTACTAGTATTTACTCCATTTATATAAGTAGCTCCTGATGCTGTTGCATACATAGTAATTCTACTAGTATCAAAATATTCATTATATCCTTCATAAAACATTTCATTGCCAGGAAACGAACCAGTATCAATTGTTGTATCGTATATATTTCCGTACCGATCAGATTTTAAATGCACAGATCCGGTATATGTAAATGAAGTTGGCTTAATAGATTCACCGAATTTTATTTGAGGAATACTAAATACAGATGCAGTTATATATAAAAATTTAGAAGTCCTAGTTAAATCAGTAGGTCCATGGGTTTTACTAGGTTCGGCTTTTCTTTTATAATATAATTGATTTATAGAGTAATATATTGAAAATTGATATGAGCCATCTGAATTAATAGCGTCGTTGAATGCTACACTACTTGATATATCAGGAAATCCAGAAACATAAATTCCTTGTAATTGTTTATATCCATCAGCCATGGCACTAGATGAATCAAATGTGAATTGTTTAAATGCCTGAAATGGATTAACTTTATAATCAACCGGGTTGACTTTTTTCAGTACCGATGGATATAATCCTTTATATGTTGTTATATCATCTGCCATAGTTTAATAACTCCCTACTATACTTTTTATATAAATATGATAGGCTGTTAACAATGATAAAAACTAAAAATTTAATTTAACTTTAACCAGCGCTTCTCTAGAAAATGTTTTTAAAAGTGGTTTACTTAATTTTGCAACTGCTAATAATTCTTGTTGATCATTATATAAACCAATTGTAGTAACATATGTTTTAGGATCTCCTACGAAACTAGTTTGGGAAAATGCACCAACACTACCAGTAGTAAATGATGGATTATTAGAAAAATTAAATTCTCCATTTTTAATTCTAACAAAATAATGTGTACTAGTAATTTTTTCTTGATTCCTTGCTTCGAAACCGGCAACAGATGATCCTAATGATCCAGATATAGAATGGAATAATAAGAAATGATTATCTCCTTCTGCAGTTGCTGCATTCGATGCACTTAAATTTGTTGCAAATGATAAATCCTGGTCTAACATTTTCCCATCTAATATCATTGTTCCATATTGTGGATAAAATAATCCATAATAAATTGGACTTGTTGGTGTATACACGCCATTGTCGACACTTCCAGATACAATATTATAAACATTGCCTGTTGATCCAACAGTTGCACTAGCTACACTAGAATCATCAATTAACGTTAATGTTTTCCCGGCTACTGCTACAGATCCTGTTGCATTTTGATCATGTGATGTAATAGTAGTTAATGGCAATTGCCAATTTCCAGCATCCAATTGTTCTTTTACTCGATTTCGTTGAACATTAACTACATATATAGAATCAGTACTTCCAGAACCAGCCGTTGTAAATCGAGTATCATTTGGTTCTAATAATAATTGTTTATATTGAGCATATACAGCTTTTGAAGCAGGATCTTCTTGAGTTCCTAATGCAGATGATCCACTTCCTACTGCATTTCCATATGCACATGCAAATTGCACAGCTGAACCTGTTAACCCTGGATTTTTTTGATATATATTAATATAATATCTTCTTTGAGATGTAGTTTCTACAGATGATGTATAATATGTACTTAACGATCCTACATTATCACTCCACAATCCTGCTGTAATTACAGCCGTTTGATTATCAACAATATCATTGACAAAATCAAATCTTGAATATGTTCTTCCTGATTTTGATAATGTTTGTGCTTGTTGCATTTCTGAAATTATTTCATTTGCTTTAGCTTGAGCTAATGCTTCCACTTGAGCCGTTGTAACATTGCTAGTTGTACCCCCAGGTACCTCGTCTTCTATCGCTCTCGAGAATGGCTGTCTGGATTCTTCATATGATGCATATGATCTTCCTTTTCCTTTAGGAGGCAATGAGTGCCGAGGAAGTTGTTTTAATGTTTTAATAAATTTATTTAATATCATATTATTTGCCTATTATTTTTTCTTATATAGTATTCGTAGTTACCTTTTTAACAATTAAATTAATAGTAGTACTTCCACCAGTTTCATTTCCAATAATTGTTATTGTAGTAGTTTTATCTTCAATCATTTGCGTCTTGGCTGATATCCGGAACTCAAATCCAGCAACTGCAACACTTTGTGCATCTTCATTATCTCCGATAAATCTCGGAGCAGTCGGAAGTACAGAATTTTGTAACGGTTTTGTTACTCTAAGTGCAGCTACATCACTGTTTCCTAATATAGCTGTATATCCAAATGTTCCATTACCACCATTTAAATTACTAGTATTTGGAGAAATGATATCACTATCCCCAGGGGCTAATAATGTTATACTAGTATTACCAACTGTAACAACTGGAATTTGAGTTGTTTGTTTTGGAAGTGTTACTAATTTATATTTTAATGCTTGAGTCTCATCTGGAATAGCTTCTGTTAAAGGCATATTTTCTATAATAACCCCATAATAATCTGTTCCTAATGGATGATTTACATTCCATAACCCGTAGTCGACTTCATCATCGCCTACAGCAAATTGCGTAATGTTAAACGCATTAGCTCCACGTGCTAATAATTCACGTCCTTTTATAGTTAATATTGCATCGACCGTAACCGAACTATTGTCTAAATATCCCATTCTAGTATCCTTATTTTAAAATAAATATTACGTATGTAAATTTATGTGTGTTTTATTTATTTGGATTTTTAAATTTATTTTTTAATTTTGTAATTATATTTTTAGTAAATTTATTACTATCTAATGTAAGTCCTCCTTGTTGACTAGCTGGCTGTGTTATTATTTGATTTGGATTTACTTCAATATATTCTACAACCGGTCCGCCATCAACTGTATCTGGTGAATTAATATTAAAATCTGGACTGGTCATTTTACATCCATTATATCTTAAATCAGCTAAACTCAACGGCAAATAATCTTGAAATTGTGCCGGAGCATAATTATAAAAAGATGAAGTAACATCCGTAGTACTTCCATATGGGCCTCCTCCATAACTTCCTCCACCATATATTATTCCACCTGATGATGAATAACTAAAAGACACAGATGTTAAAATTTCTCTAAATTCAGATAATCTACTCCCTGTTATTGTTGGTAATATTGCCTCACACGTCCAAAAAGGAGTTGTTACTGCTAACCACCCACTTCCAGACCTAATTAATTCTGGATAACAATATGTCATTCCATCATATCGTTTTGCAACGCTACTTGTTAAATATGCAGTTAACTGCTCATCATCTGCTGCAGATGCTGATGGAGCCGTTTGAAAATATTCAGCATTATATACATCATAACTACCAGTAACAGTATTAGTAAATGCTAATAATTCACTATTATATGATTTTAAAGATCTTTCAATCTGTGGTAATGTTGCATTTTTACTTCGTTCTAATATATTTGGTTGTATTAATAATCCAGTAAATTCATCTACCCGTGCTGGTAATAATTGTTCTAATTGTCGGAAAAATGATAAATCAAACAATGAAAAGATTCTTAAATATGCATTAATATCATTTTTTGTATTATATTTTTTCCAATAATTATTAGCTTGTTGTATTAATTGAGGATATGCATTTTGAGTTTGATCAGCTGGATCTCCAATATAATCATCTAAACTTTGAAATCCTAATTGCGCAATAATATCTTCATTAACCATTGTTTGTGGAGAAAAATATACTCCCAATTTTTTACTATCTAATGGAGCTTTATCAAATTGGCTTCGTTCTGCCCTAGTTAAAAAATCTAACGACCCAACTAATTCGTTTGCTTCTAATCTTATTTTATTATCATCAAACGTTCCCGCTCCTAGTGATATTCCATCAAAATAATATGTTTCTTCTAAAGAATCATATGGTGTAGCATTAGTCCAACTAGCAAATGATGCAGTTACTCCAGATTGTTTTGGTTCTACTCCATATAAACTACTAGTTAATGTATGATTTATTTTTTGTGTTAATGGTACTCTAAAAAATAATTCATTATATGCATCTACATTTCCATCATATGCTGACGGAGCTTTTGTGTGATTTTCAATAGGAGATGTATCTAATGAAGTATTCCATAATCTTAATTCTTGTAATTCTCCCTCTAATCTTACAGCCCCAGTACTTGTGCCTCCTAATGTAACAGCTTTGGCATGCAATCCTGTAGGAAAACTAACCGGTGAAGATGCTGTTACAGATGCTACAATTTTTCCATATTTAGATTTTTTTGCAACTAATTCTAAATTAGATCCACTAGTACGAAGTACTGTATTTACCCAAGTTCCATCAAAACATTCAATATCTGCAGATGCTGTACCATTAATTCTTACAGTTCCTAAAGTTCCTCTAGTATAATCGACTGTAACATTATTAGTTCCAACTGTATATAAGTGCATTGTATTAGGCATCGTTGGATTAGTTAATACATTATCCGTACGGAATCTTAATTCTACACTATTAAGTGTGTCACTAACTCCACCGTAAAAAACACGAACTGTGCCAGCTGGATTTGTAATTAAATCTAATGCATAATCAAAATTAAGTTTTTCGTATATAGGTGCTCTATCAATCCTAGGTCCTCCATACTCTTTAATGGTGATCATAGATTGAGGAATTCCATAACAAGCTAATAATGCCTGTATACTTCGTTTGG